TAATTACTTTGTAATAGCTCACTTTGCGAGTAATTACTTTGTAATAGCTCACTTTGCGAGTAATTACTTGGAATAACAAACAAAGTGAATAAATCATTTATATAACAATTATTATTTATTCTTTCAGAAACAATTTAAGATATTACTTATTCTCCAAGAATTTGTTCTAAACAAGATTGTAAATTTCAAATTATTATTTTATTAAATATATAAATCATTTAAACACTATAAATGATTTAATAAAATCATATAAAATCGGAAATAAATTCAATTTATTTGTAAAAACAAAAAAATATTAATTTATGAATAAATTTAATTAAATGAAAATATTAAATAAATGATTTATTAGTAAATATCATTTAAGTAAATTATAAATAAATAATTGATAAATTATATTTATAATTAGATATTTTTTATATTAAATAAAAAATATAAATAATTTTAAAACAATTTGAAATAAATATTGTAAAATTTTATTTAATAAAGATTTTTCAATTAAATCATTTATTGATTTTTAAGAATTTGCCATGTTAATATTATCAACTTACGTCTAGAATCTGGAAAATAACAATGAGTAATAATAACAATAATAGTAGACTGTGTAAAGGATTTGGAGAGTGTTTGAAACAAATGGAGAATTTAAAATACAAAGAAGGAATTATAAAAGATTATATCATTTGTAAACATAATTGTGCTCCACAAAAATGTCCCAATTATATTTTTTGTGGAGAAGAATTACCTTTCATAATTTTAGATTGCCATGGTGGGCTATGCTTACATTGCGATATGAATTTCGGTACTTGGAAAGATGGAAAAGGAAAACTTATTGTATTTGACTCAGAGGAGTGTCCAATTTGCTTGGATATCAAAGATTGTGTGTGTTTACCATTTTGTTCACATCATGTTTGTGTTGATTGTTTAAAAAAGTGCTATGAATTTGATGAAGATTCTGAAAATGAACCAGAATTTCCTTATTCACAAGAAATTCAAGAAGAATATGAAAAGATGAAAGAGTATGGGAAGTGGGAAAATGATGAATTGATAAATAAATACAAAGAAGAATGTAATGAATGGGAATGCAAAAGAGAAATTGCTCATGAGGAGAAAAAAAACTTAAGATGTTGTCCAATTTGCAGAAAATAAAGAGTTTTTGTCTGTTAATTCCAAAGTTACATTAATTTTGTATTAAATAATTTATAAAATATATTTAAAACAATATAATAAAATATTTCTGTAAACTTTATAAATGATTTATATTTTTATTTAAATCATTTAGAATAAACAAATTTTATTTATTTTATAATATTGTTTTACAATTTTTTTTACAAATTGTTAAATATTAAATGATTTATTTTGGAAATATTGATATAATAAATATTTAAAATGATTATATAAATTAAAATAAAATGGATTAATATCTTATAAATCATTTATTTTTTAATAATATTTTCTTTCGAAATTATTTATCTAAAATAATTCAAAATGAGAATAAAAGATTTTCAACATATTTAAATGATTTTTTATAAATCATTTAATTACAATATTACAATATTGCAATATTAAAAATTATATATTTTCAAAATTTTTGTTTTAATAATTTAATGAAAATATTTTATAATATTAATAAATGATTTAATATTATTAAATCATTTATTATTTTTATTGATTTATTAAAATTGAAAGAAGATCTTATCAAAATTATATTTTGATAAAAAGACAAAATTTGTAGCGATATTTTTGAATGTTTTTTCATTAATATAAAAGTTTCAATAAATCATTTATTTTCAAGATACTTTATTAAATAAATTCTTTTATTGAATAATAATATTTAAATAAATCATTAAATTTACAATTATAAATCATTTAACAAATAATTTAATTTCTTTTAGATATTTCATAGCATTAAGTGATCATCAGATCAAGTTGCATTAAAAAGAATGGAAAATCAGGAAAATCAAGAAAATAATGGTTATTTTGTTATTTTACAATGGCATTCATATAGAAAAGAAGAAGATCTAATTGTATCAAAAGCCATTAAATATCTTTCGAAAAATAAGGATGAAAAATATAAAGAAGCCAAAAATGAATGTGAAAAATATGCCATGAGTGCAAGAAAATATTGGGTCGATAATTGCAAAGATGCTGTTATTTATCATGCTTCAAATATTTGGAAACCGGATGCTGGATTAAATAACCCAATAGATATTAAGGATGATTATGCAGAATCTGGATTTGAAAATGAAACTGTAATTTATGAAATATTTGATGTAAAATCTTCAAATATTTATTTTAATGATGAAAATAATTCAAAAGAAAAGGATTTATATTTAAAAATACAATATTCGTTATTTAAAAGATCACCAATATCATTTGAATGGACTAAAGATAATAGTGAACATGATACATTTAAAAGATTAAATGGAAAATTTGGTGACAGAATAACAACATGGTGCTTTTTATTGGATAATATTCTGATTTATTCAGAAGAAAGGGATAAAAAATTTTGGTCAAGTTGGCTTTATTATTAATACATTTATTTTATACAAAATGCTCAAAATTTGAGCTTATTACATGGAAATTGTTCATCTTGTTAGATATTTTATAGGAATCATTTATAAAATTAACTTAAATAAATTATTGATATTCCCTTTGATATGAAAGCATTTATGAATTCATTAAGATTTTTTGGAATATAATATTCTGGACTTTGATTTGAATTAAAATAAATAATTAAAACATTATTTTTATCCAATGAAATTTTCGATATATCAATAAATTTATGTTCAATTCTAACATTTCTAGTTACTGGATCTAATCTTGAATATCCTTCTTTAGATATTTTTATGATTCTTTTCTGATGGCGATAATACCAATTAATTTGAATAACTTCGAATTCTTTTGATTGTTCAATGTCAAAAGAAGTATATTCTTTTGGAATTATTCCTAGTGGAATACATTCTGGAGAAATCAGCTTTGAAGGAAAATATTCATTTGGGATTTTAAGATCTTCCATTTTTTATATGTATCTAATTTTGTTAGATTGAATTTTATTAATTCTATAAAAAAGAACCAAAATTGTATTTAAATTAATATTTAATTATAGATTTGGAAATATTCAAAAATAAAATATTTATTATGAAAATTATTTACATTTATTAAATTATTTATTAAATTATTTATGAATTGATTAAAATTGGTATGGCAATAAAAGAAGAACAATTGAAAATACAACTTGAAATAAAGAAAACATATATGAAGAATCATCAATTAATTGTGAAGAATTAATTAACATAGAGAATAATATTATATATCCAAACATTTCAAACTTTAGATAGATTCCAACTATAAATGGAAAAAACATTGAAATTAATTCAAACATAATATATAAAGATATCATCTTATCTAATTAATATTTTTTATTAAATTTAATATTTTTTATTAAATTTAATATTTTTTATTAAATTTAATATTATTAAATGATTTAATATTATTATATTAAATTACAAAATAACAATTATATCAAAATGATTTAAATTATTCTAAAATAATTCTAAAATAATAAATAATCTCAAGAATTTTTTAAAATGTTCATTTTATTTTCAATTTAATAAGAGTAATTTTTATTAAATTAAAAAAAATATTAAAGCAAAATTATTAAGAAAGCAAAATATAAAAGTTATTAAATTTTTTAAAAATGCAAAATACTCCATCTTCATTAATAAATTCAAAATTTTCACTTGGAAATTATGATACAAATCTTTATGAAATAATTTGTGTTATGCAAGATTTTTTATCGAAACCATCTGGAATTCCAATTATTGGAATAATGGCTTCCATTCTAAAAATATTTATATCTTTATGCATATTTCCATTTGTATTTATACTTTCATTAGTTGTATCTCCAATTGCTTATTCTAGAAATAATATTAAATTATATGTATTTTATCAACTTTTAAAACATTGTTTAGTACATCTCTTTTATGCTACATTAAATGTATTAACTCTTGGATCTATTTGTTTCTATTATGAAATTTATTTACCACATATGTCAATATATAAAAATATCGATTTACCATTAAGTTAAATTTTTTTATTTTTTTTATAAATCGATATAAATAAATGGTTCCGCAGTTTTTTCTCCAAATTCAATTTGTATATAATTGTATATAATTGTCTATATTATCTATATTATCTAATCTAATCGAAAAATTTCCGTAAGTTTAATATTTAAGATTAACAAAGAAGAATTCTTTTATAATTTTATCAGATTCTAGCAAATTTTGATCTTTTTCATAATTTTTAATTTTTCATTCTCCATGAATTTGGATATTCAATTTTTGTATTGGCATAAACCCTATGAAATTTATTTAATAATTTATCCAGTTCAATATAAACTTTTGAAACGATTTTCATTTTTTCTTCTTCATTATTAAATTCTTTAATGCATTTTTCTGATACTTCAGTATAAATACATCCTTCCTATTGTTCTGAAATGTATCGAGTTTCTTTTTCTCTTAATAAAGATAAATCTTGTTTTTGCATATTATTTTCAATCTTTTCATATCATTTTAATTTCTCCATAAAATCGAAATTTTGGATAATGTTTTTTTAAATGATTTGCAAATTTTTAAATCATTTAATAAATTCACTAATTAATTTCGTTAAATTGAAATTGTTGATATAATCAAATTTATAAATTGTAAAATTCCTAATATCTTAATGAAAAATGATCAAAAATGATTAAAATTTTTATGATTAATTATTAAAAAATATTTGCGTTCAATTTTTTAATTTGTTTTTAAATATTTTGAAGATTATATAATAGATTTGAAGTTAAATTTAAAATGGAAACCAAAACAACTAAGCACATTTATTGTTTAAAAAATGAAAGAGTTGCTACCCAACATACTCAATATTTTGGAGTTGAACATTTACCAGTTTCAGTGGATCTTCGTCCGAAATTCCCGTTTCCTTGCTTTGATCAAGGTGAATTAGGTAAAAAAAATTTTATTTATTTTTATTAACTTTTTTTAGGATCCTGCACAGCTAATGGATTAGCTGGAGCTTATTCTTTTATTGATAAAACCTTTCTTCCTTCAAGGCTATTTATTTATTATAATGAACGAATGTTGGACCATGATGTTTCTCAAGATAATGGATCTACTGTAAGTCAAGGAATTAATTCTTTGATTAAATACGGTGTTTGTTCTGAGCAAAATTATCCATATGATATTACTAAATTTGCTGATAAACCACCCCATCATTGTTATTTAGCTGCAAAATCTCATGAAGTTGTTACTTCTGTTGCAGTTGCTTGTAATGGAAATGCTATAAAACAAGCTCTTGCTGCTGGATATCCAATTGTTGTTGGTATTACTGTTTATCCTCAATTGGAATCACAAGAAACTGCATCAACTGGAATATGTGCAAATCCTCAACCTGGAGATCAACCAATTGGTGGACATTGTGTGGTCATTTGTGGATTCGATGACAGTAAACAGATGTATTGTATAAGAAATTCTTGGGGAACTTCTTGGGGTCAGAATGGATATTTCTGGATTAGTTACAGCTACATTAACAATTCAAATATTTGTTCCGATTTGCACATCATTAAGAAAGTTGAACTTTAAATTCCATGAGTTTTATCAGATTTTATCAGGTTTTTTCAGGTTTTTTCAGGATATGTTTTTTTACTAACTATCACTTTTCATCTCTTGTTTTCCTAAAAATTTAATTGCTAATAAATGTTTTATCATGTATTTTTATATTCAATTTTTTAATTTTATTAAATAATTTATAAATGATATCATTTAAATAAATAATAAATCATTTAATAAATCATTTAATAAAGCATTTAATAAAACATTTATTACAAAATATTATATCGATATTATTATCAAAACCGACTTTTGATATTTTGAACAATATTAAATTTCTATTTTATTATAAGTGAAATCTATGTTAATTTTTTCAATAAAATAATAAATATGATTTAAAATCCAATGTTTTTAATATATTTATTTAAATAAAATTTCTTCTTCTTTGTTAATATAAGGATCAGAAATTTCTTTCTTTGATTTTATTTCTTCACATATTAATAAATGATTTCTTTTTTCTCTTTCTTTTCCAACATCAATTCTAGTTTTTTTCATATGACAATTAGAACAACTATGATATTATTAGAATGAATAAATTACAGTAATTGACATTTAGCAATTTCATTTCTTATTATATCTATTGAATATCCACGAGTTACCAATTCTGAAACATTTGCAGCTTTTTGCTTTTTATCCAAATGATCCTAAATATTATTGATTTTATGAAACCGAAAAATAATATTTAATTTTTTTTTGTTTTGAACTTGATAAGGAAATAAGATCAACTTATTTATTTAAAAGATATTTCTACCAAGAATAAATATATTTATATAAAAAATAATTTTTTTACAATAAATATTAGATTTTCTAAAAACAATTATTTCGTTTTCAAAAATTTATTAAATTATTTTGAAAATCATAATTTAGAAAAATTTCATGTATAATCCGAAAATAAATTTGCGAGATAATGAAATATTATCATGGTTAGATCTTGGTGAAGATAATGTTTATGGTCTTGATGAAAATATTGCAAATGAAATTTTATTGAAATATAAATCAAATTACAAAACAATCAAAGCATTAGATTTTTGTCAATATTGGATGAAAAATCGACCTAAACTTTTCGATACTTTAATACAAATATTAAAAGATGAAAATAATCAAGTAGAGAATATAGATTTTCATGAATCTGGTTTAGAAGATGAACATATTGTTAAATTATTCAAAAATTTGGGATCAAATATTAAAGAAATTGATATTAGTTTAGGAGAATATGGATTAATTGGAATAAAATCCATTTCAAATTGGCTTATAAATCCAAATTGTAATTTGGGTCAATTATATATGGGAGGTATGGGTAAACTACCAAAAGAAGCCACTTCATTTTTTGAAAAATCATATCGCAAAAATACTTCGTTGACTGTGTTGATGCTTGATGGTACTCATATATCCAAAAAAAATTTATCACATCTTCAATGGCTTTCTACATTGAATAAAAATTTGAAGAAACCTTTTAATAAAATAAACTATTCGAATTTAGTTTATAAACATTTAATTTTGGAAGAAAAACAATCAAAAATATATTTTTCAAATGCAAATAATTTATCTAAAAAATTAATAGATATAAGTTGTTCATGTTTTTTATATTGGATAATTTCAAAATATGTTTATAAAGATTTAATACATTTAATTTTAGGAAGATATTGGTGGTTTTTTAATTTTGAAAATCAAGCTTTTTGTAGTATTATTTCAAACATTGAAAAAAATAAAATTTAATTTAAAATATTTATAGCTTTGTTACCCAGAATCGACATTTTATAATTATAATGTTCAAAATGTTTTATATCAATAAATAGTACAGTTTTCAATTTTATTTAAATGAAAAGAATTAGTGACAAAAAAGAGGAATTTTATTCCAAAAAGTCAAAATCAGAAGATAAAGATGAAATTGATGAAAATAAAGATATAATATTTTCAAGAGTTTGGGCAATGCCAAATTCTGAAACATTTTCTATTATTTCAATTTCAAATTTATTGAAAAAATATATTAAATCTGATATGATTGTTATAGATCCATTTGCAAGAGATACTAAATGGGGAACTATTACAAATGATTTGGATGAAAATACAAAATCCAAATATCATATGGAAGCTTCAGATTTTCTCGACATGTTAATCAAGAAAAATACACTTGCAGATGTTGTCATTTTAGATCCACCTTATTCACCAAGACAAATATCTGAATGTTATAAAAGTATTGGAAAAAAAGTTACAGGAAAAGATACACAAAATTCTAGACTTTATAAACAATGTAAAGATCGTATGACAAAAATTTTGAAAAAAGGTGGTTTAGCTATAACTTGTGGATGGAATTCATCAGGATTTGGGAAAACAAGAGGATTTAATATTATTGAAATTTTATTAGTTCCACATGGCGCTGCTCACAATGACACTATAATAACTGTAGAAATAAAATTGTAATTTATATTTTATATAAAAAATAAATCATTTAAAAGAAAAAAATCATTTAAAAGAAAAAAATCATTTAAAAGAAAAAAATCATTTAAAAGAAAAATCATTTATTTAAATATTTTAAAGATGGAAAAAGAATTAAATATATCTTCTTTTATGTTAATTATTGATGGTCATCTGAATTTAAAAAATAACAGAAAAGCTAATTTAAAATATATTGATGAAATATTAAAAAATAATAATAATATTCATAGTTTAAGTTTTTTCAATAAAAATATAAATTTAAGAGAATTAAGATATATAATCGAACCATTAAAAACAAATAATAAAATTCTTAATATAAATCTCGATAACAATAATATTGGATCTGAAGGTGCAAAATATTTAACTGAGATATTAAAAGGTCATGAATCTATTCAAAGCTTATCTATCAAAGATAATAAAATTGGAAATGTTGGAGCAAGATATATTTCTGAATTGATTAAAGATAATAAGATAATTCGTCATTTAAATCTTCAATATAATAATATTACTCCAAAAGGAGCAAAATATATCATAAAATCATTAAAAATTAATATAAATATTCGATTTTTGTATATTACTTATAACAATCAAATTGAAAAAGAAATGGTAGTTATAAAAAATATTTTACAAATAAATGAAGAATATAGAAAAAATTGGAAATATGCAGATTTTAATTCTATTTGTAAAAAATATTATTGGATAAAAGGTGAAGAATATGATGGAGATAAAATATATCATGATAAAACATTTGATCATTTATCCATTTATTGGATTTTAAATCATATATTTCCAAAAGATATTATTAAAAATCAAATATTAAAAGATTTCTGGTTGACAGATATTGAAGGAAAATATATAAATAAAGAAGTTATTCAATAATCATTTATTATATGGTAAATTAATTTTCTTACATAAGAGCAAAGCTGCATCAAAATCTTTTTCGCGAACATAAATATATTTAGAATTCAAAAAATGAAAAGATTCATTTATATTAATTAATTTTTTTAAAGATAAAATATATGATTTTATACGATTAATAAATTCTGGCATTGATATTGATATTTTCAACCCTGATTTCCGAAAACTATATGGAATTGACATCACAACTCCTTTCCTCGATTTTTTTCCATTTTTTATAGTTATTGTTGTAGACTCTACCCATGCTAAATATTGAATTTCCACTTTGGACGAATTATATTAAAATAAATTTTTATATTTCCATGTTCATTTTCAATTTCTAATTTTACTTTATTAATAAGATTATTCTGCAATTCCGAAATTTCGATAATTTTAAAAGTTGGAGCATATTCAAAACTTTTAATATGTATAGGTCGAATTTTTTCAATAATTGGTTTTGCAATAATATAAAATCTAGGCAAAGATAAAGCAAATTTACAATTATCATTATAATTTAATAAAGATACAAATATAAACAATATATCGGTCGGCAATTCTTCCATTAAAATTTGTTTTTAATATTTTTAAATGATTTATTATTTTTCTTTACAATTTTTACAAATGAAATCTGAATTTAAATCAAATTTAGATAATAATTTTAGAATAAAACATTTTTCGCAAATTTTCATTTCACCCACAATCGAGTTTGAATCAAGTTCATTAATATTTGAAACAACTAATACATCATAATCTCTTTTAATTTCTTCTAATAATTCATTTTTTAATTCATTTTTTTTTGGTTCTTCTTCAACTTTTTGTTTTTTTCTTTTTCCCTTTTTTTTTTCGTCTCTTTCTCTTCTGATTCTATTTTCACAAGCTTTACATTGTGGTCGATATTTTTTTGTATCTTTACGCCATCTGAATTCAGAAACTGGTTTTAATTCTCCACAATCTGGATTATTACATAATTTCATTTCTTCATTTAGATTCATTATTTTTAAATGAAATCCATCTTTTTTTGTTTAAAAAATTATTTTTTTCAATTAATAAATAAATTAAATGATTTATTATTTATATTCGCAAATAATTTATTATAAGTATAAAGTAATGGATAATATCATCGATAAAAATATTTTATTTGTTCATCTTGGATTTTCTTGTAATACACATTTTTTTTTAGCTGTTTATAAATATGATGAACAAATTATTGATATTTCTGGACAAATTTATAATTGTTTAATTTCTGAAGAAATGATTAAAAATAATGATCAAGTAATCATATTTCTTATAAATTCAAATTCAAATTCAAAAAAACCAATTATTATCCATCACATTTTTCATTTAAATTTTAAAATTATGATTTATATAATTGAAGAACTTGAATCTATATTTAAAAAATTAATATCTATCGACAGAAAACATGATGTTTTACTATTTCTTTACGATTCTAACAAAAACGCATACATTGCACATGAAATAGATGGATCTCTATTATCCTATTTAAAACTTTTCAAAAACAAAAATCTTAAATTTAGATTTATTGAAACAATAACAACAAAATCAATCGATTATTTAAAATAGGATTCTATATTAAAAATCATTTTTTTAATTTTTTATTTAAATTAAAAAATTTATTTTCTTTTTTACATTTTCTCAATAAATTTTGCATTTTCAATATGATCTGACCATTTTATACTGAATGTATCATAATTATAAATACTTTTTTCATCTAAAACAATACAATAAAGTAATATTCCCTTATTTGTTTTCATCGATAAATCAAATTTATATTTAGAATAATTTATTCCAAGATTTTTAAAGAAAATATTAACAAATAGAAATTTTTTTTTAAATGATTTATATTTTTTTATAAATCATTTATTTTTTTATTTCTTCAAAAAAAATAAAATGGGAAACAAACAATCAGAACTTGTATCTTTACCTGAAATAAGGGTTGAGAGCAATGTTGTTTCTTTAGAAGATTTTAGAATTAATTATAGAGATAAAATATATAATGAAAAAGATGATGAAAAATATAGCCAAGATTTTATTACAAGAATGAATTTGTGGATGAAAAAGAAATTGAAAAAGAAAAAATTAACATTCAAAAAGAATATGGATGGTATTCCAATAAAAATGATAATTGATATGAAGGAATATTATGGAAAATTCATGAAAATTAAGCCACCAAAGATTCAATTTGATTTTATTGAAATAATTGATTATGATATAAATGATTTATATCCAGAAAATGATAATAATTTTTATAGTTTATCTTCAATATTTTATGATATACAAAATTTAATTAAAGAAAAGCAAGAATCTATCATTAATAAAATTCAACCAAGAATTGCAACCACAATTATAAATAATGAATTATGTTTTGGGTATGCTATACCATACAATAATGAAATATCAAAAAGATCTGTTGATAAAATCATTAGTACATTTTTATTAATTTATCAAGGATATATGATTTATTTCACAAGAGGAGAATATATAATTATATTTTTTTATTTCGAACATAATGACAGAAAAAGAATTTATAAATTTAACGATATAATGAAGACAATTTAAAATATTAGTTTATTAAAACTGTTATATTAAAACTGTTATAATAAAACTGTTATAATAAATGGGATTTGTTCATCTTGTTCTAAATTTGATCTAATTCTAAAGTGAAAAGAATCGAGTTTATGTATAAAAATTCCCATAGAATTATTATCATTAATAGTGCAATTGAGAATTTGCCATTTTTCCCCTAATTTTAAAG